CCTGCGTTAACTGTTCCATGTCTTCAGCCTTAAAGTCATCTATTCTCATGTGCCTGTAACGTCAGTTTCAGTGAATATGCCCAGCACATTCAGAGGGTACGGCAAATTCTGTTCAACAGTAATCTGCGCAAATCTGTCGCGGCCTAAGTTAGCAACACGCTGATACACCACACCGCTCAGTATTGGGTCAGCTTCGTTGTTCGGCGTAGTCAGCTGCCTGGTGGGCGGGCGCTTACTATTTATCAATGGCTCTGCTGAATCCAAAGTAGCAACATAAATTCTGTTGTGGTGCTTTACCTTTGCGCGCTGAGAACCGTCGTTGTCTTGTGAATCATATGGCAAAGTTTTTATGCGCTGTGAATAATGATACCCAGCTGACACCACTAGCGCTGGTTCTACCAGCACGATAGATCCATCCAGCTGCACTTCAACGTCCTCTTGCACCCATCCGTCAGCAATTACACCTACCGTTTTTCCCGCCAGATGATCGAATCCGAAAAACTGTGTGGTCAAGGTATCTGATACAACTGTGACATAACTGTCTAAATATACAGCGTTCAAAAGTCTCCAGCGCTCCAGGAGCAATCTACCGTCTCGGCGCACAACCGCTGCTATTTGGTGATCTCCGTTAGAAACGAACTCTGTGGCTGAAATGAATTCACCTTCAGTTTCTAAAACCGACCAGCCTATGGTCTCCAAACTGTTTGAATAAGTGCCTGTCGCCACCTCACCACCACTAAGCACTGCGGCTATAATATCGTCTTTGCCTTTTACTGACGTTACCTCCTGAATAGATCCAGCGCTAAACAGATGTTCAGCGGCAAAAGTAACATCAATAGGTACATACCCGTCTCTGTTGCGCACATAATCAAATGAGTTTATCTTATCTCTCTCTGCATTGACAAAGAACAAACTTGTTCCCAACTTACTCGGCTGTATAAGCGCGCCGCCCTCAAAAGAGTTACTCCGCGCTGTGATGTCCGTAGGTGTTAGATTAGGCCCAACAGAGCTTACAACATCCTCTCTTTGTGATGTGCCCATGAAAAGCTCTTTACCTGAAGCCAGCCAAGTAATGGCACCCTCTTCTACGCGGTCAGCTTCTATCGGGCCATTGTCCGCTGAAGTAACCGTTGTTCTAAAGTCTATGTAATTTGTGTTAGCAAACGCAGTCTCGTCTATCTTTGACCCGATTAGAGTGCCTGGCAACTCTTCTTGCCCGCCCAGAAACACACGGGTATTGGAAAAAGCAATCGCGCGCGGGTTAGAAACAAGGCTGTTCCATGGAGATGTACCAGACCCAGTTGGATATGACCCTGCGTCAGTGAACCATGATATGACATCAAACAGCCACACGTTCGTGTCCGTTAAGCGCAGGTACTGCGGGAACACATTGCCCGTTACAAAGAACATTTCTTTGGTGCCACTTCTTTTGTTGGGCACCATAGCGGCTTGTATCTGCGATATGTCTGCGTTAGTCCACGGGGACGCAAACTGCAACAACCCAGGGGACGCGGTGATATCATAGACAGCCCACTTGTCCAGCTCTACCGTTTGATTGGTTTCTGTCGTTCTGAAAGATACAAAATATGTGGTGGCGGGTGCTGCAAACTGCACTTCTATTGACTCTCCGCGCTCTGTGAAGTCGAAATAGTCATTCAGCCCGGCTGCACTGCCAATACGTATATTAACGACTTCATCTGTCAGCTGTGCCACCCTGACGACGCTGGTGTTACCTGGTACCGCGCCTGTTATGCCACCCAGCGCTTGACCTAAGAATTGCACCTCAGCAAAACGACCCGTCTGTGTTGGTGTGGTCAGTGTGCATATGCTGTTAGAAAAAACAATTGAGGCTCCAGCACCACCTGTTGCTGTTGACCACTCGGCCGGCTTGTCAAAATCAAAGTCTGTGACAACAAGATTATCTGACCCCAAAAACCCGTTCTCATCCACTACATAAATGAACGTATCCGTCACAACAACGATGTACGTGTCATTCTCGTTGCGCTCGAAAGAGAACAGCCGGGCGTATTCTGCATTTGGGATTTCTGCTAAAAACTCCAAACCCCGCCGCCCAATCACCGGGCCCCTGGAGCTTACGTTCACATTAACAGCTTCTCGTAAACCTTGCTTGTAGCCTTTGGTGTCTGACCTCAAGTCAAGCAGCGGCGTGACAGCCCCGGCCGCAAAAGAGTTTTGAATAGGGCGAAACTTAGGCATTACGCCCTGCGTCCAAGGTTCCGGCCGGTGATGCGCCTAACGTCCAGTATCCTGGTGGATTTGATCCTGTCAGAAGTACCCTGCAACCCGTCTGTGCTTGACGCGTCTGCGATCATATTGTTGAATTCAACTTTCAAATCGTTCTTTAACGAGCGACTTTCAGTCAGCGGCATAGCCATTAAGTACGCCATATACAGCGCCATGGCCTCAACAAACGTGGGGCTGAACCGGTCTTCCTGGATCTCGTTGAAAATATACTTGACAAGGATAGTGCTGAATTGCGAGCGAATTGTATTGCCCTCAACTCGGTAATCCATCTGAGACCCACCGTCTTTGTAATTGCCATCCTCAGACACAATCAGGATGCGCAGGCAACCACCAGGCTTGAGGTGCTGGTAGGCATACCCCCATTCCGGAGCTTCAGCCAAGGGAGCGGACAACGCGACACGCTTTGTGGCAAACGTCCATGCCCGTTGTTCCAGCGCATACTTCCGCGCTGAGTCGTAGTTAGCTACACACAGCGCTGCCTCTGTTGACTCATCGGGGTCAAAAGTCGTTATCAGGTCCGCCGACAGCAAAGCCAGCGCCTTGTTGCAAATCTCCACCTTCGATGTCATAGAGGCAACCCTTTGTTAATTAACTGAATTCGTCAGTGGCTTTCACCGTTGCTTCGGGGATGTCCTCCAGCTCTTCCTCAACCACTGGCGCTTTCTTTTTGGCGCGGGTTTTTTTCGCAGGACCTGCTTTCTTCTCGCGTTGCTCAGCTTCGGCAATCTTGGCTTTACGTAACGCCTCAACAGCTGCTTCACCACCGCCAGATGCTGCCGGCTTACCCCACAGTTCAAACAGACTTGATACTGTGTGTTCCAACAAGTTCAGGTCGGAACACGCTTGGCTGACAGAAACCCCGGCTTTGTGCATCCTCCGAAGCTTCACCATATCTCTCGCACTTGCACCTAACTTCTTCATATATACCCCTTTTACGTTGTTGTTTACACTACGGGTTAAAATCTAATTCACCAAGCCTGTCAATGCACTGCTCTATAGCTGACCTGGACAAAACAGACAGCCCGCCGCTGTTCGGCAGTACCAAGGCTACCGTTCCCGCTGCTGCAATCACATTCAACAGTGTGGTGTTTTCAACACCTGTTATTGCCTTGGCAGGATCCTTTATTGTCTCCGGTATGTGTGAGCACGAGGAAAACTGTGTGGCCGTGCCGGCAAATGCCTGCACCGCTTTGGATTCTCTTAGAGTTTCGCGGCACGTTCGAAGTGCCTCCATAATACTGACATAGTTCCCTGACTCTTGCAGCGAATCATTGACCAACACAGCAACTTCTCCTTGGTCAACAACAGCCGACAGTGCCGTGGCATCGACAACACTCGCCGCTGTGACACCACTTCCCGCACCACCAAGAACCTGTTTTGCATATTTCATGATGTTACCTCCAAAAAAGCCCCTACACTATCGCAGGGGCTTTATTGTCTGCTCCATGGTTCAGTTATACAGCGTCTGCGAAGTGGCCAAGCCGGATATGCTCATCCTGGACACGAACCGCGCCCGCGGCGAACTGGTAGAACACCTGCCACTGGTAGGACTTGTCCGGGTTTTCAGACACACGTACTTTCATGTCCATGTTGACCTGAAGGCCCAGAGCCTCTTCAGTCATAAAGATGCAATAGTGCGTGCCGGCACCCGGAACCGTCAGGCGATTGGATACGATCCAGGTAAAGCCCATCCAGTTCGGCACAATACCGCTGGCGCTCAGCGTTTGCAGTGCCTGCGTCTGAACATAATCGGCGTTGGTCTGTTCGGTCAGCTGCATCAGCTTGCGGACCTGGTGTGGCGTGACAATAGCAACCTTTGGTACATCCAGCATCACTTCATCAAGCTGGAAGCTTTCGTTGATCGCTGTCACAAAGTCAAAGGTGATGTTTGTGGTACCGTCACCAATGATGTTGCCCGCGGGGAACGCGGTCGTTCCAATTGTGCCGTTGTCAGTGTTGGTGCCAGCGGGATCACTTGCCGCGTCGATACATACATCATCGTATGCACGCGCCATGCTCATGGCCAAGTTGGCTGTGAAGGCGCTCTCAGGATCAATCGCCATCTGCGCGGCGTCGAAGTCCTCAAAAGTCAGGGTGTTCTCAAAGACGCGCGGGGTGCTGACCCGGCGTGTCCAGTCGTCATCGGTGAACTGAGTGTCTTGACGCCGGACGGCCTTGTCACGCTCGATGGCATCGGTAGCGGCTAACCGATCCCAGTTCTTGTATTCCGCGCTGGAAGGCTCTTCCATAACGTGAGGCCGGACACGAGTGTCAGACTGCTGTGATAACTGGATCACAGTGTCCTTGAACTCCTGGATTAGTGCATTGTCAACTGTCTGTACCATTTTTGATTCCTCTTGTTTGGGTTATGCAACCCTTTGAAAACAATTAAGTTCTCGCCGGGTCTACCCTCACAAGAGGAACCGCATGCTATGACTTTGGCCGCTATCAGCCCGGTTCCCCGGAATAGCGGCTTTCTTCAATAAGTCAAGAATAGTACTAGCTATTTCAGATGTCAAATGTTAGCTATTCGGGATGAGCCATCCTGTACAGAGCCCGGACTTTCTCCCGCGCCGCCTGGTGCGCCGGATCATGCTTGTTATTGTACGGATGGTCCTTGTTGTTGCGGATCTCACTAATGGCAATCTTCGCGCTATCCGGTGACAACAGGCTGCCCTCGGCCCCTTCCTGCTTGTAGAAATTATTGTTCTCGCCATTGAGCCCGCCCAGCACAGAATTCAACCATCGCAGCGTGCCAGCTCCTGCCGTTCCGGCGTCTATCGACGCAAGCAGCCCGGGCGGCGCGCCTGTTCTGCTGAGTAAGTTCTTGATAGCAGACACTTTTCCCTCTTTTGACAGGCCCCAGTCCAGGTTCAGCGCGTCCATGTCAGCCCGGAATTGCTCATTGCTGGTGATGTCCGCAGCCTGCTCAGCCCCTGCTACCTTCGAAACTACCTTGCTAAACTGCGCTTTCGTCAGCCCGGCCTCTGCTGCTGCCGACGTCAGTAAGCTCCAGCGTTCCTCGGGGATGTCAATACCGTCCAGCTGCACGCGCTCGTAGCCGCTTGCGTCTTCGGGTGCGCCCATCAAGCGCAGTGTTTTGGTCGCGGTGTCCTCATTGCTGTAGTCCGGCGTAGGCATGAGCCCTGGTACCTGTTTCTGAAGCTTCTCATAGAATTGACTACGAGCGTCATCTCCGGCATCTTCACCAGGTATTGTGATTGATCGGCCCATGCGGGAGCGCATGTCACCTACCTGCTTGTAGAAAGTTGCCGCGTCAGGCGCGTCTTTAACTTCCTGCCAGCCTCTGATATCTTCTGGTAAAGCAGCGCGCCAATCCGAAGCAGCCCCGCCGCTACCACCAGCGCCACCGTCAGCACTACCACCCCCAGCACTGCCAGCTTGGCCACCACCTTGTGCGCTGCCACCATCTTCGCCCCCCTCGGCCATGACGTTCAGCCAGAATAAACTGTTAAGTTTCATGTAATTGCCCCTTTTTGGTTTGTGTTAAACTTCTTTCTGGTGATTCTCAGCATGTCGAACCATGCGCTCGATATAATCAACCACATCCCTTTGCGCAGCACGCACAATAATTCTCGTGCTTTCGTACGGGTCCGTCAGCTCATACGTGCCAAACTCCTGCTGAATCGCGTGAAGTACCTGCTTGCCTGCTTCGGTGCTGAAAACTTCTCGGAACATGCCGGCCTTTCTCAAGAGCTTTTCTTGTGAGGCGACATAGCCCTTTGTTGCTTCTGTCATCATTATTGAATAGTCCTAGCTTGATCCGCTTGCGCAGTGTTCTTGTCAGCTTTTGACAATGTCTCGGCCTGCTCGGCCTGGGCTGCCGCCTCTGCCGCCTCTTGGCGCTGGCGCCGCTTCCTTGCTATCTCAGCCTCACCGGCCATGATATCAGAGGGTACACCCCGCATTTCCGCAAGGCGCTGTGACACCTTGTCAAAATCAATAGTATCCAGTACCTCTGGGTCCAGGTCAGCCGCACTGGTGATGTCAGCCAAAAAGCCCTCAATAGCGACAACCTCTTGCGCCCGCTGTGCTTTCGGCAATGGTCCAATATATTCCACATCATAATCAGCGTTTTGCACTTGCTGCGGCGGCTGTGGAAACTTTCCAGCCCGGGCCAGAATGTTGAATACGCGCTTGAGGAGTGGTGAGAACACCTGACTTTCCAATCGACCCATGGTCGGGCCTAGAAGCCTCTGCATCAGCTGCCAGCGCACCTGCACCTCTGTGGCAGTCATAGCCGGGCTGTCCTTCAGCGCCAGCTGATCAATAAAGAACCCCTGCCTGATACTTTCCTGGAGCTGGGTAAGCTTGACTTCCCCCACATCGAAGCGCGCCTTACTCTCATATTCCTTCACATCATCCAGGCTGCGCACTACCGTCAGGCCACCCTCCTCAATGTCCAGGTCGCTCAACAGCCCGCGCTCTGTGGCAAGTGTCGGTGGGTTAATAACTTTTCCCAGCTGGGTCAAGGTCATACGCACAATTTCGTTGGCACTTTTGATTGTTGCCATGGCCTTCATGGCCGGGCTGTTGCCCCACTTACTGTCATTCGTCTTACGCCACCGGGCGACAAAGGCCGGCATCTCATAGTACCCGCCACCTTCCCCCATCTCTTCGCCCGTTGCGACATCCACGTACATGAAACCATACGGCCGGTTTTCTGGGGTAAGCGCGTCAAGATTTGCAGCGTCTTTTAACTCGCTGATATCACGTTTAAAAATACAAAAAATGACCTCAAACTTTGTAATGCCCGCTTGATCAGTTTTTGCAAGATTCAGAATCTTATCTGGTATGTTCTCCGTACCCAACTTATTGACAATCTTCAGCGCAGACCAGTTCAGACGCCGATAGAAATTGAGCACATTCCCACTGTGGTCTTCGTCAAAATAGCTGTCAACAACCGGTATCGAACGAAAGTCCAGCCCATCATAGTTATCTTCAGCATCACCAATCTGCTCTACCGTGAGTGGTCCGGTACCAAACCCAACTATATCGATATACATTTCAGACACTTCAAGAGAAAAGTTTGACGCCACCATCTCAGTGTACGTGATATCAGAAACCTCCTCTAGCCAATCCCGGGCCTCCTTGTCTTCACGTAACGCCTTGTCTTGAAAGGTAAATTCAAACCACTTCGCGGTGAACGATGTCAAGGATCCATGCACACTGGCTGCTAACGTCTGAGCCGCATACACCGCAGTGTCGTCATACCGGAAAGCATTACTGTCATAAACGATGCTGTTCTCTTCCACCGTTGACCTGTAGAAGCTGTCGCGGTATGGAAGCACGTACTGGACCACATCTGTCCAGACTGAGTCTAAAGCACTGCGGTCGGACTGCGCCGCCTTGTACCGCGCCCTGATGTCCTTTGCATCCATCTATGCTGCCCTCCTGCGGCGCATGGTGCCCGACTTCGGGTGCCCCGCTTTTTTAACTTTGAATTTAGACGTTGTTGCACCACCCAACATCTGTGTATCTTCACCTGCACCAAGGAACAGATATTGCCCCGCTTCTGCTATGTGTGAGTACATGTTCTTGTCTGGCTTGTCATGAAACCTGTCTTCGTCTGACACCTGTAACCGTCTGTATTTGTAGCCACCCTTCATGGCTTTGCGGAACCGCTTGGCTTTCGGGCTCACATAGAAGGCCGGTTCTCCAACGAAATCAAAACGCTTCATTGGGTCCGCCATGGCGTCACGTCTCAGTGTAACGTCGTTGGTGTGCGCAGGAATAGCATTAATACCCTCGGAGTGTAACATGTCAAATGGAGTTTGTTTATCCGTCTGGGCTCGCTGTTCACCAGCAGGATCACCCGTAATTCGCAGCGACGCATCTCTGTATTCCTTCAGTATTTTTGTGTGCAACTCCTTACCAAAGGATTTAGCATCCATGTCTTCTGTGACAAGCTCATCAATGATGCGCCACTGCCCGGTGACAGTTTTCTGCGCAAACAGCGCAGCCGGCGTTAAACCAAAATCAATACCGATGTGCAGTTCAAGTGTCGGGTCATACTCCAGAATATCATGCGCGCCGTGCACGTCATCTTTGTACTCAGGATATATGGGCTTGCCCTCAATAACAAACCCATAGTTTCCATGTACATAGACATCAATCCAGGCCTGGTCATTGCCTGTCATCATGTCCTCGTAATATGTCTCGGGCAGGTTCTTGATATTCTCTGCGTCTTCAGACAGCCCACTTGGCTGTTTCCACAACTTCCACCCTACCGGGCGTTTCTCTTCAAATATCTTATACCACCAGTGATCATCATCCGGTGGGTTTGTGTCCATGATGACACCGTACCAGGTCGGCCCCTGCTTGCCATTTACCTTCCTCGGGTACCGGCCGCAACGTGCGCGCAACATGCGAATTATCGGGTATGGCAATTCGCGGGCCTCATTGACCCACGCGCCAGTCAGTTCGAGTGATAGCAGTTTCTTGATGTCATTCGGCCGATCAAGCGCGCGGAACAACACTTCAGCCCGAACTTTCGTGCCATCAGGCACCCCGTTTTCGTCAGTCCAGGGGAATTCCACTATGTGGGTCATAGACTTAGCGACCCAATGACCTAGTGTCTTCGGGAACCAGTCAAACCACGTTTGCATCGTGGTGTCTTCTAACTCTCTGTAAGTGTTACGAATTACAGCCCAGCGTGTCTTACGCACCCCTTCATTGTTGGGTTCTTGTTCCCGCATCAGCGAGAACAACTCCCAGCAGCACGCTACAGACTTGCCAGAGCCCACAGGCCCTAGTAGTCCACGTACCCGATGCCTTATGCCCTCTTTCGGTTTCTTCGGCCGCACGCGGCGCCTGGCGGCTTCTCTGTCCTTGACTCTGGGCCTGGACGACTCCAGTCGCTTGCGTGCCCTACGTGGCTTAGGAAAGAACCCCCTGTCAGTGTGGAATTTCCACCCAGTGGGGCTGGCCTCGTAGATTGTTTCGACCACACTACTCATGCAAACTCAACGTGCGCTGGTACGTGGTCTTCTGGTAATGCCTTGCCCGATGGTTCTGCCCTGGGCTCTGCCAAGGGGGGAGACAGAGCCTTTTTCCCCACAGGCAAGGACTTTTCTTGCTGCTTCTGGCCTGGAGCCAGCATAACAAATGAGAAACCCTCGTTACCGTCACCATCAACGATTTCAAGGGCTTTGCGTTTCGAATAGCGGTACGACATCAATTCAGCAGCGGCGGATTTACGATCGCTCACCTGCACCGGCATGAATACCGGCTGTCCCTCTTCATTGATAAAGTCAGGCCCCATCTCAATAGTTCCTGACATGATCTTAAAGAGCACCTCAATGGGGTCTTCATAGATTCTTACCAGATTGTCAAATCGAGCGTCAAAGGCTTCTGAACGTGCACTCATGGGCTATAAGCTTCTGTTAGTTTAGAAACTTATAGCACAGAGTTTTTAGTATGACAAATTTATTCTGTGCCTACCAGCTCCCCGGTGAAGCTCCTTCAAAAGCGCCACGGTGCACCAGATGTTGAGAGAGCCAGGCGGTGGCCAGCGTCCGGGCGCGCTGGAGTAGTGCTGTGCAGCCTCTATCAAGTCACCACCAATTTCTGTAGGAATGACTTCAACACGCCGAAACCCATTGCGCCTGAACTGGTTTCCCTTTTCATCCACGACAAGATGTCTTTCCCCTGACATTATGCTTTTGTCATAAAAGCCAACAGCCCACCCGTCGGCCAAGTCACCGTCGCTATACTTGGTCGCAAACACATAATCCCCTTTGTTCATCCCTGGTCTAGCTCCGTGCCTACCAGCTCGCTAGGGAAGCCACATAGCGCCCGGTCCAGGACGGCATGCGCCTCTTCGTAGTCTTCCGGCGCGCCATCTTCAATGTGTGCCATGGCGGCATTGATTGC